TCAAAAGATTGATTTCACAAGACACAAAAGTAAGAAGTCACCTTGTATCACACTATCTGAAATGCAACAAATTAGTCAAACCAATATTTCTAAAATGGATAATAAAACCACACTCATCAGTGTATTCAAAAGTTGTTTGAATATATTGAGAGACAATGAAGGTTTAACTGGTGAGAAAGCATTAAGAACTATGTCTTATTTGCTAATATTAAAATTACTTGAACCCCATTTTGGTAGGGAAATCAATATTGACGAGTATGAATATGATTTTACTCATATTGAAGATGAAATGATTGAAAAACATAAAAATAAATTATTAGAAATTGTTCGTTTCACACATCTTGCAAACGAAAAAGAAGATAATATTCCTGTAAATATGAAATATTTATGGGATGACATTTTATCAAATCATCCTACCACAAAAAATATATTCTTAAAAGGCAAAGGGTTTGATATCCAACATAAATCTACCTATAAAAAATTAATTGATAAATTAAACTCTCTTGACAAGACAAATACAGAATACGATGTGTTAGGCAATGCTTATGAAGAAGTTATTCAAGATATTATGACCGGTAAAGTGTTGGGTCAATTCTTTACTCAACCATTAGTCAAGAAAATGATGGTGACACTTATTGACCCTCAAATTTATCCGGATGGAAAAATAGATACATGCGGAGACCCTACTATGGGAACAGGTGGGTTCTTAATCACCTATTTACAAAATATTATGATACAAGCAAAGAATAAACATATTAAACTTGATTGGGATTTTATTAAGAATGAAGGATTATATGGTAAAGAATTAGAACCAGATACATATCAATTAGCAGTTTCTAATATGTTAATCTCAACAGGACATATGTTTGAAAAATTGGATAGAGGGGATAGTATTCGTGTTCCAATTACAAGAAAGTTTGATAATATACTTGCTAATCCACCATTTGGAATTAAAGGATTGAAATATGATGATTTTGAAAGTCCATTGAAACGTGAATATGTTCCAATCAAAACAGATAATGCAGTTAGCTTGTTTATTCAAGCAATCATTTATATGTTAAAGATTAATGGTAAATGTGCTGTTGTATTACCAGATGGACAAGATTTATTCAGTAAATCAAATAATACATTAGTTGCAATTAGAGAATATTTATTAAAAACTTGTGATTTGAAAGAGATTATCTATTTACCATCAGGTATATTTACTTACACAAGTATAAAGACTTGTGTGTTCTATTTTGTGAAAAAGAGAGAAGGAAAAGATGTTTTAGAAACCAAAATTAAAATCGGAAAAACTCAAAAAGAAACTGGGCGAGATTACAAGTTTTCAAAAACACATCAAACAACCAAAGTAAAGTTTTATGATTACAATCCTTATGAAGATGTTAAAAATCTATTGGTTGAAGTTTCCATTGAAAAGTTGGCATCCAATTCATACTCACTTAATTATGCTGAATATATGAAAGATGAGGCAGAAGAAGAACAATATGAAGATGGCGTTGTTGTGAAAACTTTGGGCGAAGTATGTAATTTTAAAAATGGTAAAGGAATAAAAAAAGATACATTAGTTGAAGGAGAATATCCTGTAATTGGTGGAGGACAAAAACCTATGGGATTTCATAATGAATATAATGCAGATGAAAATACAATATTATGTTCTTCAAGTGGAGCATATGCTGGATTTATTAGTAAATATGATAAAAAAGTATGGGCGAGTGATTGCTTTTCAATAATACCAAAAAATAACTCAATCAATAACACTTATTTATATTATTTATTAAAGACTATCCAAGACAAAATATATAAATTACAAACGGGAACAGCACAACCACATATTTATTCAAAGGATTTACAAAACATAAAAATCCCCATCCCTCCACTTGAAAAGCAACAAGAAATCGTCAAATATTTGGATTTCATCTATGAGAAGGCGAATAAAACAAGTCAGGAAAAAATCAAAGAGTTGAAGCAGTTGAACGAGTTTTGTTTGAATACTCAAAAAATGTTTGGTGATAATGTTGTGAAAACTTTGGGTGAAGTAATTAAAGAAGTTAAAACAGGTAAAGATGTAGTATCAACCGATAGAATTCAAGGAGAATACCCATTTTATGGTGCAAATGGAATTATTGATTATGTTGATAGTTATATATTTGAAGGTAAATACTTACTAACCGCACGAACTGGTTCATTGGGTTCATTACATATATCAAATGGTAAGTTTTGGTGTTCAGGTGATGTGCATAGAATGGAGTTTGATAATGATATAACAATGTTATACATTTATTATTATTTACATACAATAGACTTTCAAAAGTTTAGAACAGGTTCAGCACATCCCAAGTTAAGCGGTTCAAGTTTAAAATCTATTAAAGTTCATATTCCGTCACTGGAACGCCAACAAGAGATTGTTGAGTATTGTGAATATAATGATACACTCATCAAACAATTAGAAAAAGAAATTGAAAACAATAAAAAACAAGCAGAGAAGTGTATTACAAGTATTGTAAAAACTCAAGTTGTTGAAGAACAAGATGATACAATTTCAGTAAATACTGAACCCATTGATGAAATAACATCTATTGAAGAAGAAATCATAATTGAACCAAAGACCAAAGTTATTATCAAGAAAAAGGTTAAGAAACCTCTTGTTATTGAAGACGAAGATGTAGTTTTATAAACTATTTCTGGTAAAAAGGTAGGTATATTTAAAGTAGATATCTAGTACCATTGGTTAGATTTTGTCTTTGTTTTTGATTTGGGTTTAGATTTTCGGGTTTTTTGTTTAGACGCGGATACAGGAGTATACTTTAAAAACCATTCTTCATATTCTTTTGTATCACGTTTATCCTTTAATTTTTCAAACATTTCCGTTTTTTCATTACGCATCGTTTCCAACGTAGATTGTTCTCCAATACAATTTAAACTAAACCGTTTTAAAAGTCCCTTTTGTTGTAATCTATTTTTAGATTGTACCATAAATAGGTATTGCGACATACAAAATATACGATCATGGTCATAATAGGGACGATTCGCATATAAAAAAGCTAAATAAAAACTTAACATGGTATCTATGGTGGCGACTTTAATGGATTGATTTTTTATGTAAATTACATTATAACTATGACATGCGATCGGTTGATAGATAAATGCTACGGTATCTTCATTTACGATAATTTCATAATGAGGTGCAATGATTTCACCAAGTCCTTCCCATTTTTTATGTTTAACTTTTTTAAATCCTTTTTCACGTAACCGCTCCACAATTATATTTGCAGAACCCAGCGGGTCTTCTGACAATATATCAAAATCTGGATTTGGATTACGTAATTGTCGTTTGACTGTATTTGGCATATATTGGCTATATAAATTGTTCGCATATCCCCCTAAAAATACAAGTTCTAATTGTATCACAGCGTCACGCACAATATTGTATATATTGGAAGCATCTTCTTTCGTACCTTCAAAGGTTCTCATAAATTCAATGTGATTACATTTAGGATTTTTTAATGGATAATTACGATTTAAAAGGGTGAGACGTTTAAGTACCTTTTCCCATCGGCTTACGTCCCCCAACGGACGTGACAATTCTAAATACATGGACATTCTTAAAAAATCAGGAGGTGCATATAATATCCCATTGACTTGTAATGCATTTTGTTTAAGAACTTTAAACAATTGAGAGGGAATAAATGTGATATCTGCGACTGGTATAAAATTTACGAATACTTTGAACGTTCCGTGATGCACTCCTGATTTTGCTTCAACGTCTTCATATCCTTCTTTGGCATAAATATTTGAAAGTTCTTTTGCATCCTCTAACGCGTTTGCACTAAAAAAATCGTAATCTGGTATTTCAATCTCTTTATTATAAAATTGGTCTTGCGACGGAAGTATATTATTTATAGCCGTACCGCCATAACATATAAGTTTTTTTGTTTTTAAAAACGTTTCCACGATATGAATAATATGTTGAACTTCTGGAGAATTTATAATTTTTTTACCCGATAATTCTTGCGCTTTATCTACTGCTTTTCTTAAAATGATTAATTCTTTCTCTTCAAAACTCATATTATTAAAGTATATTATATTTTCAAAGAATAATAATCCGTAGATGTAGTTCGTTGTTCATAAGAATAATTTGGATTGGCCGGGGTCGGAGATGGTATAGTAACCGGAACATATCTCAAGGCGGATGGTTTTAATACGAAGGCAGACCCTTTATTGTCAAAAAGCATACTATACACTTCCATGTTGGTATCAAAATTTTGAAAACACATGGCGGCAAACTGACATCCACATGTCCATGCTAACTGTGCCGAATAATTTGTATTCGTACCAGATAAATCTGGTATAACCAAGGTCATGTTTTTCTTGTTGTATTCAATTAACTCGTCCATATCGGGTGTAAATTTTACACCGCTGGAATAGGGTACACATCTCATAAAGATTGAATTGGAGGCTAGATTCACATATTCATCCAAATTCGTGGTTTCAAATATAGGATTAGAACGGTCTACTATTAGTATAATGCTATCCATTAAATCGGATAATAAAGTTTGACCAAAATTTTTACCTTGATTCTCATAACTGTACTTAGACCCAAGTATTTTATCACTCAACAATTCTTCAATTGAACTTGCAATCGTATTGTATATGAGGGTGTTTTTGCTCATTATTCTAAGATGTATTATCAAGGGGTCTTTTGGATTGGGACAGGTGCTACCTGAAAAGGCATAATCCCGAATGACCGTGAAGGCATCTTCTATAGGCACACTATTATAGGTCTCTTTTATAGAATAATCATCTACAGAAGAGGTTGCGATGACGGGTTTATTATCCAAGGAATATACTTCAAAATCAAGACATCGGGCTCCTTGTCCTATTACATTTTTTAAGGCACATACATTCACCACGTCATTTTTAAATTGTCCAGCAGAACAGGCATTGAAAGCAGTTTTAACGTAATAGTCACGTAAACTATGTTGATAGTCCGCAAGGTCAGTATTTATCGTAGATACTAAGGCATAATCGGTGTATAATGAATTCATTGCCTTACAATTCGTTGTATTTAAATGAATTTGACGATATATCCAAATAGACATTGTAATTAAAATCAATACAGTGAGTACAAGCACAATTTGATTTATAAAATTGGAAGAATTGATTACATTCGTTATTGTTTTATTGGAAAGTGTAGACATATATATATCTTATTATTATTATAAATACAGTTAAATATTAGGATATAGTATTATAAATGCCCGGTGGTTTATTAAATCTGGTTGCGTATGGAAATCAAAATATTATGCTGAATGGAAATCCAAGTAAAACATTCTTCAAGACGTCTTATGCTAAATATACGAATTTTGGATTACAAAAATTTAGGATTGACATTCAAGGTCAACGAAGCTTAAGATTAAATGAATCTTCTGTATTTGATTTTGTAGTACCACGGTACGGTGATTTATTAATGGATACATATGTAGTCGTCAATTTACCATCTATATGGAGTCCAATTATGCCTCCATTTGTTGCATCTTCTGAATCTACAGAGTCAACGTTTAGTCCATTATATCAGTGGCAACCCTACGAATTCAAGTGGATTGAACATCTTGGATCACATATGATTGAAAGGGTTCGTTTTACAGCAGGTGGTATAATTCTACAAGAATTTACAGGAGATTACATGTATAATTTAGTTGAACGTGATTTTACAAATACCAAAAAAGAATTATATTATAAAATGACCGGACATGTGACAGAGATGAATGACCCAAGCAATGCCTATGGTCGTCAAAATCAATATCCGCATGCAGTGTATGCAGGAACAAACGGAATATATACCGACTCTACTTATGCGGAATTATATAATAAATTAGGCAGCGAACCTTCTATTCGTGGACGTGAAATATATATTCCTTTAAACATATGGTTTACAATGGCATCTAAAATGGCGTTTCCGCTTATTTCATTACAATATGTGGAATTGAAAATTGAAATTACCATACGTCCCGTTCGTGAATTATTTACGGTAAATAGAATTTATGTTCCAAATGATACAAATACAATCACTCTAAATGAGACAAATACATTCACCCTAAATGAGGCAAATACATTCCTAGATACTCAACAAATTCGTGTAAACTTTAATGAGCAACAATACTTATTCTATAGATTTTTACAATCTCCACCTACGGTGGGTATTTATGATGCAACTGTATATCTAGACAAACGAACCAATTGGGACGCAGATATCCATTTGATATCTACTTATGCGTTTTTATCCGAAGATGAAGCAAGACGGTTTGCCTCCGAACCTCAAAGTTACCTTGTACGTGAATCCTATACTACTCCCTATTATAATGTAGTAGGTTCATCCCGCATAAATTTAGATAGTTTAGGCATGGTTTCAAGTTGGATGTGGTATTTTCAAAGGTCGGATGTATCAGACAGAAATCAATGGTCCAATTATACCAATTGGTCCTATGATACACCTCCGGTGCAACCGAGGGAAGTTACACAAGAAAATAGCACAGGTTTAACTTTAGACAATAGTTCGTATTATCCTCTCACTGTTAATAATAACAATTTATATACGTCTGGAGTTTATACAAATCGTAATACGCGTGATATTATGATTACATGGGCATTATTGATGGATGGTAAATACCGTGAAAATGAATTGTCTAGCGGTGTGTTAGAATACATTGAGCCTTATATTCGTACACCTGGAACTGGCAGAGAAGGGGTATATTACTATAATTTTGCGTTATCCACAAACCCTTATGATTTTCAGCCAAGTGGAGCTATCAATTTAAGTAAATTTAGTTCTATACAATTTGAAATCACGACTATACTGCCACCTTTGGACGCGAATGTTCAATTTACTGCTATTTGTTCTCCAACTACAGGAGAAATTGTGGGTACAAGTATGCCACAATCAGGTATTTATCGTTATCAATATAATCTCGTTGTTATGGAAGAGAGATATAACATATTGACTATACAAAATGGATTAGCAGGATTAGAATATACAAGATAAAATCTATATTATTGTTATCTAATTATATATCAATGTCGGATACTTCTGCAATTGACGATAAAACTACAAGTGACACGAGTAATAGTGATTCCAATTGGGGAACATTTGGAATGTTAGTGTTTCGTTATTTTATACTTAGTATACTATTTGTATTCGTTGGAATAAATTATATTTTTTTACTGAATTATAAACAATTAGATATATTGTTTCCAACGGAAATGCAAAATTATATACAAACACGACAAAGTGGCGGTCAGTCGT